TCAGAAAGCTTATGTAGAGTGTCTCGCTAGAACTATTGCTATTATTAACGCCCATATTTCCACCACTATTATAGCCATTACGATTACCCAAGCTATTCGTTGTCTTACTTTGGAAAGGAGATTGTTTTTGCGTTGCCATTCCTCTTTCCTACGTTTAACTGTCAATAGATGTGTTACTTCTTGTTTCTCCTGCACTATCCCGTACATTTCAATTACATCACTGTAGAGTGACCCAAGCTCAGCAGGGCTTTGATAGACCATAGTCTCTCTCAACTGCTTCTGAGCCTTCTCCATCTCCTTCTTAGCTACCACTAGATCTAAGGACACTTCTAGTAGCTCATCAGGCTCAATGAACTGTGTGTCTATCCTTAATTGCTGTTCAGCTATCTTCTTATCTATCGCTATAAGAGCCTTAAAGAAGACCTTCAAGTTCTTAATGATGTCAGCCTTGATGTCCTGTTCACTGTGTTGTACAGCAGGGGCTTTCTTAGTAGGTGTAGCCTTAGGAGTAACTGTAGCTTCCTTCACTACAGGAGGTGGAGGCTCAGGAGAGGGGAAGATCTTGTTCTTAATGAACTGCCATAGACCTACTACCTCTTCAACGTGCTCCTTAGCTTCATCGAAGGTTTCTTTAGCCTTTAGTACTACACCTTTGTATTCTTTGTACAGCTCACATCCCTGCTGGATAGCCTCAACAGCCTTGAGAGCACCAGCAAGGAGGATTAGAGGCATTTATTGACCCGGAGCCATGTCCCAATTAATAGTAGTAGGCGTTTGAGGGGATTGTTGCTGCCCCTGCCCTTTTTGCCCACCATGAAACCAAGCATCTGAAGCAGTTAAATACTCGCTATCAATAATGCCTGATTTGTTCATCATATCGGCAATCTTAGCCGAAGCAGCACCAGCAAACTTAGGACTCTTTTGAGCTTTAGATACCATAGCAAGAGCATCCATACCTTCTTTACTTGTCAAAGCACGAGAAACCATCTTAGGGGCAAGATACAACACACCAGCAGACAACGCAGAATTTGTAACGTCTAACTTATCGGTAATATCTTTAGGCAATAGAAAATACGCTCCAGCACCTAAAGCAGCCGTCTCTGCCGCGCCAATAGCTGTTGTAATTCCTCTTGTACGTAAAGCTGAACTACCTTGAAAAGTTTCAGTACCAAAGTTAGCAGCATTAGCTAGCTCTTCAACTGCTTTACGTTGCTGTGGATTACTGAACAAGTAATTAAACGGTTCTTTAAAGGTTGGGTCGTTTAACTTTTTACCAAAAGCAGCTACATCGTCTGGAGTAGCAAGCATTTTATTTAAATACCCATAACGTAACTCATCAATCAAGCCTTTGGATTGCTCTTTAGGCAAATACTTCTGCATCTGTGTGATAGCTCCAAAAGTCTCTCGAATACGTTCAGGACGATCAGTATTAAACAAATACTCACCCACAGCAGACGGCTCAGCTTTTAAGGCTGAAGCAACTGTTCCGCTGTAAAAACCTTTCATTGCGTCTCCATACCCTTTTTGAGCATTGAAATAATCTCTAAGAAGCGTATTATTAGCTGTGTTAGCAGGTGTTTTACCAATGGTCGCCAAGAACTGATCTAAGTTTTTAGCGTAATTCAGAACTTCACCAGAACGCAAACCAGCTGGTGAGTCAATTCCCCCATACATACCTAATTTACGAGCAAGCGCTTTATCTTCTTCGTTTCCAAAAGTAGCAACCATGATGGAATCCATGCTCTTTTGAATATTAGAAGCTTGTTTACTATATTCAGCTTCTTTTGCTGTTGTAGGCGAACCTTCTTTTCTCAAATCACGAGCACCCGCCATTAAATCGCTTCGTACGCCATGAGCAACAGACAAAGGAACTGAGTCGTCTTGTTCTATTATTTGACGTAACACCGCTGCACGATCTTCACCTGACCCTGCAAACTTACGTTTAGCCAGTTTAGCAAGTTCTTGTTGAGCTTGATCTTTAATTGGACGAAGGTCAACAAATAGGCCGTCACCTTCTTTTTCAATTCGCTCATACACTGGTTTAAACTGCTCTTTCATTGACTGTTCAGCAGTCTTTAAAGCTGTTTGGAAACGGTCTCCAACAGCCATTTGTGTTGGATCGCCTTGTTTTAAAGCCATTTGAAAAGAATCGGAAGTGTCCAATGTCCCCATGACTTGTTTAGAACCAGCCTCAATAGCTTTTCGTACATCCGCTTGTTGTTTAGAAAATGCTTCTGCGCCTGATGAATACTTTAAAGCTCCTTCAATAGCTTGTGTCCCTACATCTCCTGTAAGTTGACCTTTAGTCAAAGTAGCGTTATTAGATGACAACCACTCTTGAGCTGCTCTACGTGCTTGCTGTTCTTCAGGGAGAATAGAAGATAACCCACCTTCAGGTTTTAAAGCACTTTTAGCAACTTTAAATGTCTTACCTAAAGCTGAAAATACAAGGTTACCCCCGACATCAAAAGCAGCGTTTTCAAGTGTATTCGAGATTAGTTTACGTCCTGTTTCAGAACTTAAGATGTCTTGCCCAAGGGCGGCTTGCTCTCCCACCGTTCCAACTGCAGTTCCTGCTGTCGATCCAGCAAGCGATGGGACAAATGGACGAATTGCTGCGGGGGCTTTTGACGTTAAAGCCATGATTGGTCGTAAGATGGCTGCTTCAGGAGCTATAAAAGGGGCAAGTCCCCCTAACAGTCCTAAAGCGCCGGGAAGGTTTGTAGCTTGTTCTACAGGCAAAGGAGACAAAGCCCCTGCCAAAGACATACGTGCTTTATTTAATTCTCTTTCCTTATTTACAACATCTTCTCTTGAAGGGCCTTGTGTCATTGAAGGCGCTTCATCCCAGTTAATTCCTGTAGCCATATTAATCCTTAATCAAGTTTCAGTTCTTCTTGAATCTTTTTAGCTTCTGCACGTTCAGCAACGGTGATTTTACCACTGTTATATTTCTCAGTTAGCGCTTCGTAACGTGTTAACTTTCCAAAGTTCTTACCTTCAGCCAAGTTAGGATTAAAAGATGTTCGTGCGGTATCGGACAAAGCAGCACCTTGCTCATACGTAATATTCTTAGCTTTCAACTCAATACGCATCTTGTTGATTAAACGAAGAATAGTTGGAAGTTCTTGAGAGATGTTGGGCTTACTCTTTAACAATTCACCAAGTTCTTTATTAGATTGACTGCCGGGAAAGACTTTAGCAATCTGTTGAACTAAAGTCGAAGACAAAGCATTAGAGATTTCAGTATCAGAAGCTTTTGAACTGATCGGCACACCAAAAGCGCCCATAGCCTTAGACAACGCTAGTTTAGCATCTGCCGTGGCTCCTGTATAACCTGATTTAGCAGTTTGTTCAAACGTATCTAAAGAAGCTAGTGTTTGAGTACTCGCTTTGTACGCATCTCCCGCAGCTGCCCACGATTTAGCAGCTTCTTCACGATCCTTAGATAAGTATACTTTTTCAAGTGCGGAGCCAAGGTCAATACGTTGTACCGATGCTGTTGCAGCTGCTTTACTTACCTGACGTTTTTGTAGCAACTCGTTAACTTTACCTACTTCTTCAGGTGTATAGTCATTAAAAGATTTACCAGCTTTTAGACCGCTTTCTTTGGCGATTGCCAACCACTCAGCAGAGGGTTTAGCGGATAAATCAATAGCTTCTAAGTCTGAAGGATTACGCGATCTGTCAAATTTAGCAAGACTTTCGGGAGTATATTTACCCGCAATAATTGCCTTACCTGTAATTCCTTCAGAAGACGTTTTAGCTAGTTGTTCATTTGCTGCGCGAGCATCTGCGGCTAACTTAGCAGCTTGAGCAGGAGCTACATTCTGAAGTTGCATTGCTGCTTCCATCATGGAACGAGGATCGTTAAAATTAACCTGCTTCATGACGTTATTAATAGCAGTTATTTGTTGCATCTGAGGATCTTGAGCGCCCATGAGACCGCCTAAAGCATTACCTGCGCGTTGAAAGCCCCCACGGATGTCTGCCTGAGCGCGTTGCTCAGGAGTCAGTTGAGCCATTTGATAAGCTTGCTGATTTGCTAGTTGATCTTGTTGTTGTTGGTATTGTTCAGGAGTGGTAAACAACCCTGCAAACATTGAATCTGTAGCCATATTATTTACTCTCCCATCCAAGTTTCATTAGCGCCTAAAACACCATCAAAAGGGTTTCCATTAGCGTAAATTTTAGCTAAGTTATTGTAATCAATGTTTGATACATCTAAACCTGTACCTACGTTTGAGCCGCCTAAGCTAGCTAAGTACTGAGCTAAAGCAGAACCAACACCTGTATTACCTACTGCGTTTCCTAGGGCTTTACCAAACAAGGAACTACCTCCCAATCCAGCAGCGGCTGTAGCGTAAGGATTATATTGACCCGCTTTCAAAGCAGCATCAGCAGCAGACATATTAGCTGCCAAGCCCAAACGTCCTGCGTTAGCCCCTGAAGCTGAAGACAGTTTAGCCAAGTCAGTAGACATAGTAAATGGCTGTTGACCAAGAGATTCCACGCCTGTAGCAGTCTTCAAGCCAGCGTTGAATGGGTCGTAAGCACTTGTGAGCAAGCCTTGACCGAACTGAGTCTGTGCTCTGCCTTGCGCTTGAGCCTGAGCAGCCAACTGGAGGTCTTGCATCGCACGAGCATTAGCCAAAGCTTGTTGTTCAGGGTTAGCCATGCCTAAGTTACCACCTTGGGCAACTGAGACACCTGTGCGACCTGTCTGCTGGAGCTGGTTAGCCAATCGAGCTGACTCGACATCACGGCTAGGCTGTAACAGAGCTTGTTGGCTAGTCATGTACTGCTGTGCAGCAGCCTCAGGAGATTGAGCGAGATAACCACGACCTAAGTTCTGCAAGTTAGTCGCATCTGTCAAGGATTGACGGTTACTGCCCATGATCTGATCTTGGTACGCTTGCAGCTGAGGAGACAACTGATAACCAGCACTTGTGAGTTGACCTGTAGTAGGGTCAATTTGGAAGTTAGATGTACCAAAGGTAGTTGTAGTACCTACAGGACGGAACTGCGACTGCTGCGAAGCTAGAGAACCCGCTTGACGAAGAGCTTCTGCTTGAGCCTGAGAAGCGGCTGTATTAGTGCTCCCTTGCATCAAACCGCCAACGCCTGTAAGAGCACTTCCAAAAAGGCTCCCTAAAAGATTGTTACTGTCTTGTGTAGTGGTTGCCATATTTCCTGTCCCTTGTGATCCTGTGGATGGTGATCCTGTAAAAAGCGATTTAAGATAGTTGCTGAGTAATCCTGTGGCTGCTGAGCCTACTAAGTTTGGGTTTGAGCTTGGAGTCTCAGCTGCTGCGCCAATAGAGCCTAAGGTAGCGCCTTCACCCTGAGGGATATTGATACCGCTAGGATTAAAGCCTCCACCTACGTCACTGTTGTCAGGGCCATAGACACCACCAACAGCGTAAGGATCAGCGGCAGGTGCTTTAACGGCATTCATCAAGCCACCAGCAGCGGCATTAGCACCAGTGTTGATAGCTGAGTTAGTTAAGGCAGTACTTAAGTCCTGTCCTGAGAGAAGACCTGAGGCTGTACCACCGGCTAGTTGACCAGCTACTTGACTTCCTGTAGCCCCACCTACTCCGCTAGCGACTTGTCCACCAGCGTACGACAAAGCAGCGCCCTTAGCAATATCTTCAGGGCTTTTACCTTGTGCTAAACCTAAAGCAGCAGTGCCTAAAGGCCCGCCGAAGTAAGAAGCGCCAATATTGAGTGCTGTTCCAAAAACAGGATTAGCCATTATGTTAGCAAAATCTGCCTTTAAACCAGAATTACTATCAAAGGCGGCTTTCTTTGCTTGTTGTTGCGCTAAATCAGCTAAGCCCGCTTGTGTGGAACCTGAAACAATATTGCTGATAACATCGGGGGAAACATTGTTTGATTTTAGATAGTCTTGTTGAGCCTGAAGCGTGGGATTAATAGCGCCAGCGCTTGTTGGTGATGCCCAATTAGTGTAAAAGCTATCTTTGACATTTTTAGCAAGCTCTTGAGCAACAAACTGAACAGGGTTTGCAAAAGCGTTGGTAATGACAGCTTTAACGTCTTGCGGAGTACCCAAAGATGCCAAAGCAACCTTGTCAAAAAGACCGGGAATAGCCTTTAACTGTTCAGCTGTGACACCGTAATCTGACTTCTTTAATAAGTTATTTACAAAGTCATCAGTGGCTGCGTAAGTTTCTGCCATATACGGTCTTACATTGTGCCGTTAGAGATCACATTACCAATGACAGTCAGATTACCTGAGCCATCAATCTTAGCTACGCTAGTGCCGCTAGACTGAATGTACAAGACACCAGCAGTCTCTACGAAACCGAAGTTAGTGAAGTCACCATCAGCCTTAGATGCGATAGCTGTGGCAATATTGTCAAACTCAGTGTTGATCTCAGTACCACGTACAATCTTGGCTGAGTTACCGTGTGATAAGCTATCTTTAGCTGCGAAGTTAACGCTTTTTGTGTAATTACTCATGATGATAAAATCTTTCCGTTCTTAGCTAGAATCTCTACCTTTTGAATGCTCAAAGGTGAACCGTTAATGTAAGCTTCAAAGCCTGTCTGTACTACCTTACCTGCTCCTGTAGGATAAGCTTTCAAGACTGAAAGAGCCTGACCACTAGAGTAATCGAATCCGTAATTATATTCGCTCTCACCGTAGTAAGCAATAGTATTAGTGGGAATAGTTACGTTTTGAGTGTAGAAGTTACCTGTAAAGTCGTAAGCCCACTTCATTGTGAGCGCTTGACCGTTACCACCGATAACAGTTACCAAGATAGACTTTAAGATTGAGGTAACAGAAGGAGCACCGAAGTCAGTATGGTTAGTGTGATACTGCATCTGGTAAGTAGAAGCATTGTCTAAGTAACCAGTGTAAGATCCGACATAACCCGCCTTACCTAACAATAGAGTGCCATCTTGTTTAGCACAGAAACTGCTAGGCTCAATAGAGTCCCATACTGTTACCCTTGCTGCACCATCTTGCAACTGAGCTTTAGTGTCAAAACAATATACCTGCTTAGCGTAAGGCAAAGACAGTAAGTAAAAAGCATCAAGTGGAGAATGAACAGCTTTGATGTCAGCTAATGTCTCAGCAGTTAAGTAAGCCAGTAAGTCATTACGGACATTCTTGCTCAGTTCACGCAGGGGAGCTGACTTCTCTTGGATGGTACGCTGTAGGCTACGGACACCGGTTTGAGACAAGAAGATGATGTCTGAGTCAGTGTTAGCGATACTGTCCCTAGCGATACAGCCAATACCTGTGATAACGTCTTGAAGGACAAAACCAGTGCCTGAGGGGTCAGTAGCACCAGCGTAAATCAGGATGCTGTTTTTACCAAAGATAAACAAGAAGCCGTTATGAGCACCTAAGCCCACTACGCTATCCCCGCCTCTAGGCCATACAGTCGTAGTATCTAGAGTACCTGCTGTACCTGTGTTCCATTTATTAGGCTGCTTGGTGTTACACCACTGAATAGTGACTTTATCGCTAGCAGTCCCTACGTTCCAAAGACGACCATAAGCGGAGATAACAGCGTTAGCAAGCTGCACAGTACCAGCATAACCAGCTATCTCAGAGATACGGCGATACTGTGTTGTGGATGTTGTAGGGTTGAACTCTAAAGGATCATAGCCTTCTTGGAACAGATAAAGGCCTCCACCGAGGGAAGCCATCTGCCAGTTACTAGCTGTGATTGTAGGAGCTGTACCGCCACCACCGTAAGTCAGTTCAGTGAGCGTAGAGCCTACCAACTTAAACAACTTATTGTTACCTGCACAGATAGTGTAGCTAGTGCCGTCTACTGTGATCAGTTCACCGATAGCTTTGACGTCAGAGGTGCTCAAAGAACCTGAGGAACTGTTCACTGGTTGCCAGCCCTTACGAGCACCGATACGACCAAACTGGTCAATAACGCAGTTAGTAGCTGTTAAAGCAAAACCCGAAGCTAAGTCAAGACTACTATCCTGAGTATTTAACCCATAGAAGCCGGGAGCATTAACAGAGTAGGCTTGGATTTGTTGAGCCATTACGTTGGATACCAAGCATCGTTTTCAGGGGATCTAGCAAGCTCAAGAGCGATAGCATCGCCTAAAGATTTCTTAGCTAGGGCGTAGGCCTCTGAACTACTCAAGCCACCGTCTTCACCACGTTCGACCAAAGCTCTAGCAAAAGCCCCTAACACTATAGGCTCTTTGACTAGCTTAGTTGTGTCACCATCGTTGACCATATCATCTTCAGGAATTACGACACCAAAACGAATGTTGTAGACTGCATCAGGGATAGGCCAGAACTTAACTTGAGCATCACCGCTAGTATCTACACCACCAAAGATGTAGTTAAATGGAGTTGTTTTCTGAGGGTTTGCAGTACTGTAATACTGGACATCCAGAGTAGCATGATCCATTGGAGAAAGCGTGTACTGTCTAGTTGTGTTAATCACATCTAAG